GCCGCTACTCAGCAAATACTCTTGAGACAGAACGTGCAACAAGAGGAAATCAATTCATTAAAGGAAAAAGTTTCCTCTCAAGAAACACGTCTTAACGAATTAGAGGCGCTTGTACAACAATTATTAGCTAATTAAGTGAGATTTTACCTACTGAGGAACTAGACCGAGTTATCACCCTAGCTCCTCTTTTTATTTTGAAATGAGGTGAATATATGACATTCAAAACGTATGAAATAAATATCGATTTAATTAATATCCCATCATCACCAGCAACTGTTCGTTTTTCACAAAATGACCAAAACAGTGCGAAATTGCTTTTGAATATAACAAATAAAACAGTAGAAGTTGATTTATCACTTGCTAAATCAGTAAAAATTTCTTTCAAGAAACCAGATGGAACACGTGTATTTCAAGATGATTGCCAGCCGATCAACGCTTTAAAAGGTAAATATCAAGTTATCTTGAAGACACAAACACTTACCGCAATCGGCAATGTTATGGGACAGGTTCAAATTGAAGAAGACAACAGAATCATAGAAACACAGAAATTTTGGTTTGTTGTAGATGAATCGCTGATGAGCGATGGTGCAATTGAATCGACAAACGAATTTGGCGTTATACAGCAGGTTATTGATGTAGGAAAACAACTTGAAGGAGTAGACATTCCAGCTCTTATTGCATCGAAAGAAACGGCAGAAGAAGCAAAGGCGGCGGTGACTGAAAACGCCACTCAAATTGGCATTTTATCAAGTAATGTATCAACAACTAAGGATGAAGCAAAGCAGGCAAAAACAACGGCAGATAATTTAGTATCACGGGTAGATAATTTAGTGGGGAATACAGGTAGTTCCAACACGGAAATAGTCGATATGAGAAATGATGCTCGTGGAGTCACGTACACTACCGCAAAACAACGGGTTGATGCAATTCAAGTGATGGCAGAAAAAAATAAAGTGTATGCATCTTTCCCACCATTGCCGAATTTGTACGATACAGCGAATAAATTAGTGTTACTTGCAAATGACGCGACTAAATGGGTGACGAAATTACAAGTCACAACAGATAGTACAATTAAATACGAAGGGCAAAACACAGTGAAATTCGATCACGCCGTAGGGCAAGGTAGTCCATATGGAAATTATGATCTCGCTGCGCCTGTTGATTTTACAAATGTAGATTATATTGAATTAATTTTATATGTTACTGGTGGAAATAATGTAGGAGCGAATTCGAATTTACGATTATATTCCGGGACTGCCGGATCTTTTAAAGCTGATATGTATCGGTATGTCAATTCGTCAACAGGACAAAAAGAAGGTTGGAAACGAATCCGAATAAATAAAAGTGAATTTACAATAAACGACGGTGCGCCAACGTGGAATAATATCACGAAAGTTTTTCTTTCATTCACTATTTCCTCATCTGCTATAGCAAGTGTAAATTTAGCTAAAATTAGTACGCGAAATGTACAAGCTGGAATATTGAATATCGATTTTGATGATTCGCTTATCTCTACGTATAAAAACGCATTTCCGATAATGGAGAAATATAATCTGAAAGGTAATATTTATGTTATAACGAGTCGTGTCGGTACGCCTGGTTATATGACGTGGGGTGAGTTACAAGAATGTAGACAAGCAGGATGGACGATAGGGAGCCATACCGACTTACATCAAAATATCGCTAACTTGACACGGGAACAAATTATAAAAGAATTTGATGATTCGCAAAGAAAATTGCGTAACCATGGATTTTATTCTGGTTCTTATTTTTTTGCAGCTCCATTAGGCGGATGGTCAGACGTTGCTCGTGAAGAAGCATTAAAGCGTTTCATATACGCTCGTGTTTATAGACAAATACCTGCACTCGATTCTGTTCCGGTGGATGACCCTTTATTATCCGGATACCGTTCAGTAGAAAAGACAGATACCTTAGACAAAGTTAAAGGTGAAATTGACAATATTATCACTAAGAAATTGGCGTACAACATGACTTTCCATGATATCGAAGCGACGATACCAGGGACATATAATTGGCCTTTAACTGATTTTGAATCGTTATGCCAATACATCGCTGAAAAGCGTGACAGCGGGCAACTAATGGTACTGACGGCAGAAGAGAAAATTCTACAATTTGCAGGTGTGGAAAGTAATTTTCATGGAAAACATTCTGTATTGACTTCCGACCAGGAAGGAACGGTTATTTTAAAACTTAATAGAAATTGAATAAAATACGACATTAATTAAGTTATAGATTGAGAGGCGGAATTCGTCTCTCTTTTTATTTTGAAAGGAGGTGATGACTTGGAACAACCAAAACATGATGAATTCAGAGAACTACTAGTCGGATTAACAAGGGTAGAAACAAAACTTGATCTACTCGGAAACGTGAAAGATATCGCAATTGAGGCGCAACAGTCAGCAAAAAGCGCACATTTGCGTGTAGATAGATTGGACAAGCTTGTATTTTGGTTAGGAACAACAGTAATTGGTGCAGTTATTATGGGTGGAATTACAGCTTTATTCAAATTCGCAGGAAAGTAGGAGAGATAATGAACAAGGAAAATATTAAAAAGCGTTTGAGCAACTGGAAAGTATGGGTTGCTCTTTTTTCGTTGATTGGTTTCTTATTTACACAGTTTGGCATGCCAGAAGCTGATAACTTTCTGAAAGAGTTATTACCTTATCTATTCGCAGTAGGCGTTGCGCTTGGTATTTGGACTGATCACGAAAAAAAAGGAGAAGATGCATAATGAAAAAATCATTCAAACTAGTTTCCTCTGTATTTATGACTCTATTGCTCCTGTTAAGCTTTGCTACAGGGGCTTTTGCTGATAGAACACTTATTATTCCTGATTTACCGAAACAACCATACCGTTATGGCGTAGGAGCTTATGAGGGTGTTGTAGCGCATAGTACAGCAACTCCTGAAGCTCCAGCTATTAATATTCAACGCTATGAAACTCGCACATGGCGTAATGCATTCGTCCATTATGCAGTTGATTGGAATGAAACAATTCAAATTGCAGATACACGTTACATCGCTTATGGTGGTGGACCAGGTGCAAACAAACGATTTGTACATGTAGAACTTTGCGAAACATCTGATTATGATAAATTCAAAGTTTCATATGATAAATATGTGAAGCTGCTTGCTAAAATCTTACGTGACCGTGGATTGTCAGTAGAAAAAGGATTATGGACTCACTATGATGTAACGAAGTATCTTGGCGGCACAGATCACGAAGACCCACTTGATTACTTACGTAGTCACGGTGTTTCTGAGGCTCAATTTAGAGCAGATGTACAACGTGCATACAATAACTCTAGTGTAGAAGTTTCTGTTCCAGAAAAACCATCTAAACCAGCAGAAGTACCAACTGCAAATGTTGAAGGAGTCGCATACATTCAAGGTAATAACGTTAATTTACGTAAAGGGCCAGATGCGAGCTACTCTGTTATTCGTCAGTTGAACAAACCGGAATCGTATCAAGTTTGGGGTGAAAAAGATGGTTGGTTAAATCTTGGTGGAAATCAGTGGGTATATAATAATCCTTCTTACATCAAGTTCGAGAAGAAAGAGCCAGTTAATCCAATTGCAGGAAAACGTGTTGTTGCTAAAGTGGACAACCTACGTTTCTATGATGCTCCATCTTGGCAGGATAAAGACATCGCTGGTACCTTAGATACAGGATTAGGTTTTACAATCGATGCAAAAGTAACTGTTAATGGATCACTGCAATACAAAGTACACAATAGCAAGGGCAAAACATACTATATAACAGCAAATGAAGCCTATGTATATGTGAAGTAGGGAGCCGAACGCAAAAAGAGTATCTTCCATCAGTTGGAGATGCTCTTTTTATTTTTACAAAAAGAAATCTAAAAATTCGAAAAAGAGGTGTAGAAATGAATTATTTAATTGATTTGGAAAAATGGGGTATTAAAAAAGGATTACCTAGCAAGCCTTATACTAATGAGGATTTCTATCAAGCGGACAGGAACATACAAGGAATCAACAATGCTATGCAGTATGCTTACGAGAACAACTATACGACAGTAGTCCTGCCTCGCGGGGAATATGCACTGTGTTACCCTAGAGAGATACTAATAAGAGAGGGAATTGATTTTAATCTTAACAAGTCTAAGCTAAAAGTTATCTTTGACTCTAATAGAAAAAGCCCTCTAGACAATCGAGTAGGTACAGACTATTACAACTTTGTAGGTAGTACGTTTATCTTTGAGAAGGTGGAAAGCTCAACTGTTAAGAATGGCGAGATAGTTGGCTGCCGTGAAGACAGAAGCTTCTTCGACACGAGAGAGGTAGCTGTTGAGCATAGCTACGGAGTTGTATTCCGCAAAGGTGCAAGGTTCAACACACTTAAGAGGTGTAAAGTTAGGGACTATATGGGAGACAATATTTCTTTCTTGTCCTCGGCATATACAAACTATGTAGAATTTGATGAGGGGAACACTGTCGAGTCGCTGGATTATAAGACGGGTCTACCTATTCCAGTTACAACTCCAAAGACGACTATTACAAAGATGCTCCCTGTTTTGGTTGACCCTCAGAAGCAAACCGACTCAATGTACATCGGAGGCACAGGCTACACGAGGCTTACTAGTATGAACAATAAGTTCTTTGACGTTTTCTTCTATGACAAGGATAGTAAATTTATAGGTGTCCACAAGAGAAGAAGAATTTACAGTAATATCTCAATCCCTGTGGGGGCTACTAAGTACAGACTGCAAATGTTAGATGAAACTATGGTGAGACAGCACAGTTTAGCTGTATGGTTTGGACATATCCCTTCTCATAATGTTATCCAACAATGTGATATCACAAATGGACACCGAGGAGGGATAACTCTAGGAGGTAGTCACAATATCGTTGAGAATAATTCTATCCATGGAAACGGAAAAGGTTCGGCTCACTTCCTAGATGGGAAACCACTGTTCAACGACCCGACTCGGTATGCAATTAACATGGAAGATAGTTATGGCTCTAAGTGTACAATCAGAAATAACGATATCTATGATAGCTTTCACGGTATCCTTGTAGGTTGCTACGATGTGGATATCCTCAACAATCACATCCATGATACAGACTTTACGGCAATCAACTTGTATGCAATGTCATCTGCTAAGATAAAAGACAACTACCTGTACAACAACTTAAACAACATAGGACTGATGGACCCACAGATGTACAGCCCTTATGTCCTCGTTGAAGGGAACACTTTTGTAAATGGAAAGTTTAACCTTACAGCGTCTAGTCCTTACAGAGTAGAAGTTAAGCACAACCACTTTGAAAATTTAGGAAGCATATCTTTACCTGATGGTTTCACGATGTCAGATTGTCACATAAAATATACTGAGATGGTAAGCGGTGCTTGGTTGCTCGTCAACAAACTAAAGAGTTGTACATTCAAGTCAAACTCTGCAGTATCTTTGCGGGAATTAACAATCAAGACATCTCAAGCGAGTGGCTGCTCATTTGAAAACTTAAAAGTAAGATTTGAACCACAAAACACAAAGGTACTATCTGAATGTACTATTAATGACTCTGAGTTTGTAAACTGTGAAGTACGTAATCACATTTTTAATGGCTTCCCTCTCAATGTAGAACTCAAAAATTGCAAGATGACTGACACAGTTGTCCAAATAGGTATTACCAACGTAGATGGACAAACTCCTTATACATCACTAGAAGATTGTCAACTCATATATAACTCAAAAGCTTACATGTTCACCTCAGAAACAAACAGACAATATACAACTTACAAGGCAATAAATTGCAAAGTTACAATAAACAATCCAACATTTAATTCATTATTAGCTTCCGGATCTGTTACTGGTGCAAACGAATTAGTATTAGAAAATAGCGAGTTTACCTACACAGGAACAACTCCATTTTCTTTAAAACCATACACAAATAAAAATCACATTCGTAACTTTGTTAATACAGACAATACCTTTAAAAATATCGTTTTACAATAAATCTAAGCTGGCTCTTTTGAGTCAGCTCTTTTTTTATTTCACATCCACTCATGTTGTTCCTCCTCATTATACAAGAACGTACGTTCTTTTTAAAGTGTGAAAATAGCCTCGTTTTCACGAAGCTACATCCAAAAATCATCATAATGAACATCTTTATTCGTTAATTTCTTTAACGCTTTAATAATCTTTTGTGCATTCTTCATAGTTGGGGAGAACTTATCACCTTGACATACACGACTAATTGTAGATTTACTAACTCCGCTTCTTTCCGCTAATTCCTGTTGAGTAATTTTGTTTTTCTCCAGAAAATTGGAGAGCTTTGATTTTCTCCCTTTACCAGAAATAATCCATCCCATTTTAATCACTCCTGTTTTTAATTCTTAGTACAAGAGTGGTCAAAGATTTCATTTTTTAAACATCCCGAAAATAGGAATGCTAAACATCATGAAAATCTTCTTTTCAGTAAGGATAGTTTCTTTCCTGGTTCTTCCGCGTAATACTTCATATAATCGCACATTAATATATTAATCAATTTATCTGCTGTATATCCGTGCATAGGGAAGGCGTGGGCCATATCTGAAAAGAATACTTCAATGCGCCGTAGCGTCTTTCTATTGATTTTTACAGTTATTGTTCCGTATCGTTGTTCATCATTTTCATTAAATTCTAATGCATAATCTGTATAGTGTCTCTTACTCTCTAGAATTTGAAATAGCTGTTCCATACTATTCTTAGATCGTATATGCTCAAGAAAATCTTCTACAAGTATTTCAGCAAGATCACTAGCATCACATTCACAATTTTCTTCTTCCATATCCTCAATGATAATACTCATACGGAAAAGATAGATTCTTAACATCTTAACTTCAAACTTATATTTCTCTTTTAAACTCCATTCAATTTTTGCCTTCTCCCACCAATTATTCACGCTCATGAGTTGTATTTCTTTAGTCATGATGTCGTACTTGCTATACATATATCACACCTCACATTGTTTTTAATGCAAAGCAAAGAATACGTGTTGCAGCTGCTCGTTGTGAAACTCCCCATTCAATTGCTAATTGAACAAGCTTAGAATGCATTTCCTGCTCTAATTTCGCATGGATGTACTTTTTAGTGTCTTTATATTCGTATGCATGTATTTCGCTTATATAATCAATTCTGAGGTGTTCTGCGATTAATTTGGACATATATTGTGTAGTGGTTATTCCAGTTTGAAATGCTGAAGTTCTTATCAGTTGTCTTTGTATTTCATTTACGGGGATTTTTACATCTTTTTTCTTATCAGAACGAGTTTTACGAGGTTGTGAGTTTGTTATTGTAGTAGATCTTCGGGAAGGTTCAAACATAGGGTTAACATTACTCATGATGCTCCCCTCTTTCGAAAATTCACCTCTTCCCTCTCTTCTATCTCAGGGCCATTTTTCCAAAATTCCATTATTCTATGAAAAAGCGGCGAGAGAGAGGGAGGAGCGATATTTTCTTTATATAATTATTTACCAGTTACCCAAACTATCCAACAAATCCATAGCATTATCAACAGCTGCTTCAGAAGGTTTTTCGTCTTCTCCTGCATCATTCTGTATGCCGTGAGTATTTATGTTGATTAGTAACTTTTTAACTAATTGAAGCGGATCTTCTTCACCAGCAACTTCAGCAAGTACCTGGTACATTTCCAATCGCTTTTTAATCTGCTTATTCACATAACCTTTTTGCCCCTTACCTTGTTCCTCTAATCGAGTTACAAAGTTATAAAGAACCTTATCATTGTTAGGATTAAGCTCAATTTGAAGCTTTTTCTTTTGTAAGTTTGTCAAAGACATCACATCCTAAATAGTAGTATCCTAATAGGTTAGCTTCTTGACCATTTTCTAGAACCGCAAATGTAGGGAATTGCTCTTTTTTCTTTTCGATACGTTTTTTATGAAGGGCAGCCATTCCGCCAGTCCAAACGATTTTATCGTATACAGCTAAGTTGAACTTTTGAGAAACCTCACGCAGTGCTGCATCAAAATGACGTTGTAATTCAGCATCAACTTTCTCCGCTACGTCTTTGTGAGTGTATAAGTCATATAATGAACCGTTATACTTATAGCCATTCTCAAGGATATAGTGCATGTTAGAAACGCTTAAATCAGGTGTTTCACCGATGTTATCACGAACGATTTGCTCAATAGTCATGAATGCTTTTTCACATCCTAATTCAGTTCCCAAGCGATCAATAACAGCATTACCAGACATATCAGTAACATCAAATGTACCAAATCCACCATCGATAACTAAGATACGATCTTCTTTATTGATGATTTTCTTCTTAACTAGGTAGTACTGTGTTCCTACTGGCTGTGGAATCACTAAACACTGTTTAACTTTGATAGTGATTAATTCACCGTTTACTTTAACAGCAGTTTCTTCCATAGCTACTTTTTGCAGTGATTCACGTTGATTCCCAAAATGAGATACTGGAAGACCTGTTACAAGTAACGGGATAGTGACACTCTTTTTAAAGTCTTTTGCAATGAATCCGAATAGTTGTTTCTTAAATGTTGGGTCTTCGTAACGTTTTGCCTTATTCTCTCCAAGAGCACGAACAAGTGGAAGTTTAGATTTTCTTGCTTCTTCTCCTATGTAGTAAGTAGAGTTAGTGTTTGTTAATTCAATTTTCGTGAATTCAGCTTCATTGTAGTAATCATCTACTGGCGCCAGCACCGATAATTCTGTAATAACATCAGCTTCTAGCTCTTTGTTTTTCTTAGAAGCGCGTTTTGTAAAGCCATTTCCTAAGTCAATCGTATATGGATTTCCTAAAATCATATTCATTCCCCTCTCATCACCAATGGTTATTCATTGATATTTTTGATTCTAACAGATACTTACGTTTAAATTCAATGAAATATACCAAAAACAATAAATTATCATTGGTTATTCATTGATTGTTATTTTGCGAGGTCGTTAGTCTTCGCAAAGTCCTCGCCGAACACATGTAGCGAATCATTAGACAAGCTTATACAATCCTCCCTAAATATCGTTTACGGTTCGTTACGACTCAATAGGACTCCTTAAGATTCGTTAAAATCCCCTGAAAATCGCAAAAAGGACGCCATATATTTATTGGCGCCCTTAATATTTTCGTGTTATTATTGATTGAATCTTTTTTTCTAAGTGGATTTAATTTGAGTATGAGCCTTGAACTCATGCTCTTTTTTTATGAGTGTATCAACGTAATAGCCTATTGTAGATTTAACTTGTTCATCTGTTTCAGTGTAAGGAATATCAACAACTTGTATCCCTTGTTTTCTTAGAATATTACGTTTGATTTCGTCTCGTTTTTTAGTTAACTTATAACCTTCTACACCGCCGAATATTTCAACTGGTTTATAGTGTTGCTCACCATTATATTCAATAACTAATATAGGCTTGTTATCTTTATATATAACAAAGTCGCATCTCAGTTTCGCGTTATTTTCTATTCTTAAATTTTTAAATGTAACCTCTGATTTGAATGTAATATCTAAAGACTCTAAGATGTTTCTTATCAACCTTTCACCTTTCGACTCTTTACATTCAGGGCAACCGCTACCATTATGAATAATATGAACTGGTTGCGCATACCATTCATGACCATGTCTACAACCGTGTTTTATTTTGGTAATAGCATTTACATATTTACCTTTAACTTCAACGTCGCCATTATGGACATCTTCTACTTCTCTCACATATTGTTCATGTGATTTAGACCTAAATTCTCTATAATTTACTTTTGTACATTCAGGACACCCTCTACCACTAAAAATATAAGTTGGCGTCATATCAAACTTTTGCATGCATACATTACATTTGTGCAATATTTTAGTTTTATTGTTTATATATTTACCTTCAACTTTAATATTACCACTATGTTTTTCTTCTAATTCTTTCAAATAATCTTCATGTGTTTTCCTTGTCGATCCGCCACACTTACGGCAACCATGACCTTTGATTATACTTCTTGGAACAGTTTCCCATTCGCAATTACAAGTTTTACAACCGTGTTTTATTTTAGTGTTAGAATCTATATATTCCCCTACAACCTCAATATTACCATTATGAACTTCTTCAACTTCTCTTATATAATCTTCATGAGTTTTCTTTTGGCTTTCGCTAACTCTTTTTTTTACACATTTCGGGCAACTTTGCCCCTTTAAAACGTTTGAAGAGAGCGAATCCCATTCGTGCCCTAGTTTACATTTATGAGTTATTTTAGTTCTTGCGTTTATATATTTACCAGCCACCTCTATATTTCCGTTGTGAACTTCTTCAATTTCTTTCACATACTCATCGTGCGTTTTCTTCTTTGACATAATTCACACTTCTTTCTTAAATTCTTTTCCGAGAACTTCACTTGATCCATTTGAATTCATTTTTCACTTGATATATACTAAGTATATACCGAATGAAAGTATATATCAAGTATATACCGAAAGGGAAGTGAACATAATGGAACGTATTTCAAAATTAATCAAGTTCCCTGCTGAGTTAGTAGCAGAAGTGGAAAAATACCAAAAGGAAAATCACATATCGAGTTTCGCTGGAGCTGTTTACGAACTTATTCGGAAAGGATTAAACGCTAAATAGAAGCAAAAAAAGCTAACTTAATCAAGTTAGCTTTTTTTCTTTATCCTGTGAGTATGTTGTAACTCTATGTAACTTGTATTACAATAAATATAAAATATCGACAAAAGAAAAGACATTCCCCAACCGACCAAAGTTTTGGAATGCCCTCTCTACCCAGAAGCAGCTTCTTGTAGCTACTTGTTTTTAAATTGTTACCATTAGTGTACATTTTTTAAAACAAAAATGCAAGAGGCTTAGTTTCCTATAATCTAATTTAGGAAACAGGCCTTTTTTCTTTTGTCCTCGAGGAGGATTAGTAAAGTGATAGATACTGAGAACAACATGAATGAAGTGACTACAGGAGAACCTTTAGAAAAAGGCGGATACTTCGTCGCTTACAATTATGTAATGCGTAATGCCATGAAAGTATTTGAATTAAGTCCTGGAGAATTTTCTTGTTTGACTATGCTTTTCAGTTATGCTGGAGCAGATAAAAATAAATGCTTTCCAGGACAAGAAAAACTTGCTAGCGATCTGAATACAACAAAAAGAACTGTAATTAGGTATTTAGAAGGATTAGAAATCAAAGGGGCAATTATTACATACAACAGATACAACAAAAAGAATATGAAAACAAAAAATATATACGACTTGTCACCTTGTTTAAATAAGATTCGTGAATTATTTACAAAAAAAGAAGACGAACAATTCGTCGTAGTTCGTAAAAAACAGCGAAACGAACGTAGTGACAAATCTGACACTACCGAAAACATAACTTCTCGAAAAAACGAACCCGAAAAAGTTGCGATAAATCCCGAAACGAACGTAGTGACAAAATTGTCACCACCAGAACGACGGACAGGACAAAATTGTCACCCTACAAATAACAATATACAAATAACAAATATAAATAATATAAAAGATATAGATGATGATAAGGCGAACTCCGTTCATCTAACATACACCGAAGAAGAATTACATAACATTATCGAAGGTTTACGTGAAGTAACGAAAAACGAACTTGCAAAAAGATCCTTTGATTCTGTAGTTCGTAAAGTTATGGACAAGCACAATCAAAGGAAAATAAAAACAAGTTTTAGAGATTACCTTGTAACGTCTTTAAATGCCAAAATAGAAGAGTTAGAACTCCGTAGAGTAAAAGATAAGGCTAAAGAGGTAATACGTAATGTAAAGGAAACTGAGAAGCCTACGGCTTATACTGGCAAAGTTCCTTTTTACAATTGGTTAGAAGAGGATAAATGATTAATGATTTTTGAATTTTATTTTATCAATCAGATATAGTACGTGAAATTTTTTATATTTATTATTTTTTAGAAATGAGGGATAAAGTTGAGTGGATTTATAGAATTTTTAAGACAAAACGCTCCGTTGTTAACGCTTATAAGTATTGGATTAACTATTTATATTTATTTTAAAAATAAAAAGAAAAAAGAATTGTCGTATCAGGAGGTTTCTTCAACGCCTTTAATAAAAAAAACACATAATAAAGTGAGAATTCATGTTGATGATCAAGAGATAAGAGAGGATTTATATTTAGTTGTTTTAAAAATATTTAATAGTGGTAATGAGGCAATTAAGAAAGATGATTTTGAGAAAGATATTCTTATTAAGTTTACAGATGGTTATAGAAATTCTAAAGTATTTGATGCTGAAATATATTTGACAACCCCATCAGATATTCAATGTGATTTATATAATCAGGAATACGGAAAACAGCTTGGATTTAAACCTATATTATTAAATCCGGGAGAAGGTTTAACAATAAAATTATTAGTGTCTAAATATGATAAAATTTCAATAAAGAGTCGGATAGTTGGAGGTACGATTATTCGTTCTATCAAAAAAGATAAGAAATGGTTCTTTAATAAAATGAATTCGAATTTTGTCTTTATTTTATTTTTAGTTTTATTTATTTTAAATATGATTTATTCAATTGTTAGTAAACTTAATAAGGGTTAATGGCTCTTGGTATAATTTAATCGTGCGTAAGTGCAAAATCAAAAATAGCCGACCTACAGAAATAGGTGGGCTATTTTTTTCATAAAGAAAAGACACCCTAAGGTGCCTTTCTCCGACTTGAACCACTCTACTTTTAATAATATATGTTTAATCCCATCCTATTAATATTTTACGATATTTATCTATATTGGTTATTGAGAAAATAATAAAGCACTCTTTCGAGTGCTTCTTTACTATTCTACTTTTAACTTAATCTCCTTACCCATCATACCGCCACGTGCTTTTAACACTAAACCTTGAGCGTCTTTTGGTACATCATAGATAATTTTACCTGTTTGTGTTAGACCAGGATTAAGTTGTTTCAAGAAAAAGTCTAACTTTCCGCCATTAGATATATCATAAGCCATTTGCGCTTGAGTAGAATATTTAAACTCACGATCTTGGTTGTCTACTAATTTAAAACTGTTAGCATCAATAGTAACTGCGTCTTTTTGATTATTTGTAATAGAAATTTCTACAACTTTAAAAATACCTTGTGCTTTTTCGTTTGTGATTTCATTTCCAACTGATTCTAAAGTTTCAACAGATCCCACAGCGATTTTAACTTTAGAAGATTCACCTTCTTTAGAAAGTTCCTTTTTAGGCTCTTCTTTTTTAGGTTCTTCCTTCTTTTTAGGTTCTTCCTTCTTTTTAGGTTCTTCTTTTTTTACTTCTTCTTTCTTAGGTTCTTCCTTTTTCGTTTCTTGTTTTGGTTCAGTAGATGCCTTTTCTTTTGGATCGTTGCTACCATCAACAAGTGCGGCTATGAAAACTATAACAACAAGCGCAATAACTCCTAAACAACCAAACTTGAATATTTTTCCCACAATTTGTTTCCCCCAATTATGTAAAATGTAAGATTTTCGAAACTATCATAACAGATTCAGTTACAACTATTTTGTCAGATTTCGTCGAACGAAATAAAAAAAGCACTCATTAGAGTGCCAATGCTATTTCACTATTTTATCCATAACTTCTTTATACTTATTAAACTCTTCATCTTTCATATCACCGTTCATTTGTACAAGGAAATTCCCTTTAGCGTATGTATGTGAGAATAACATTTGATTTGAGTTACTTAAATCATCATAGTATTTCTTCGCTTTTTCCAAATCTTCTTTTTTACTAAACTCGAATACACGGCCGCCTTTATCGTCACCTAATTTTGGTGTAAGGATACGCTTGCCATCTTTACGCATATTTCCAAATTCTTTTTGTGGTAGATCCGTAGCATTTTCAGCTTCTAATCCAGCCTTCTTAAATTCGTTAATTAATGAAGTTGTAGTAACTGGCTCTTCTTTCTTTTTCGCCTCTTGTTTTGGTTTCGAATCATTAGAAGAAGTGTTTGCTTTATCATTAGATCCACACGCCGTTAATCCCATAAGTAAAGCACTACATGCTAAGGCTGTTAATAGCTTTTTGTTCATTATTCTGTTTCCTCCAGTACCCAAATGTAAGATTTCTTACCCAAGCATAACAAATCTGGTTACGACTATCTTGTCATATTTTGTCGAATGAAAATAAAAAAAGAGAGCCTAAGCTCTCACTGTCAAATTTGGTAATATTATGTAAAATTTTACCACTGGATATTGGAAAAGATTTCTTCTAAAATGAAATCAAATCACAACAGATCATCGCATTCACCCAAAAATCTCACATAATGATCGAGTTGTTTGCAAAAATTCTTTCTTTGGCTTTCAGATAACGCCGCATACGTTTTTTGAACGCCGAAGATAGTATTATGTAGCATTTCATCATCAACAGCGTCATTTCGTCCAGTAAGCACGTCTAATGATACGCTGAAATATGAGGAGAGGCGAAATAAAGTTGCGAGGTCAGGTTCAGAAAAACCATTTTCATAATTGTTAATCTGGCTTCTGCTGAGATTTAGATCATGAGCTAAATCCGCTTGTCTTAATGAACGACTTTTTCTGAGTTTTTTTAAAGTTTCACCTAAAGTTTTCATACTATTAGTATAGTTATAGGGATATCGATATACTATAAATGATAGATTTATTGTCATTTATAGTATAGTGATTAATTATTAACCCTGATGAAAATAAAAATAAGAACTTACGTTCTCTTTTTATCGAATTGGTGGTAAAATATTCATGTGAGGTCTTTCGATATGGAAATGTATAATTGCATATTTAATTCCGTAAAACACGAGAAACGTTGTCGCAGAGCGGTTTCTCAACTTTCTCAATATTTGTCTGATAACTCTATGACCGAATATTGGGAAATTTGTGGTATTATGAAAATAATAAAATAAACGGACGCAAAGAAAAGACCCACGGTGTAAGAGGTGCTGGTAACACCTTTTACACTGCCCCCTACCACCTTAGGGAACATTGTCGCGGATCTTGTACATACATATTATAACACACCTTAGATTGAGAGTGACACGTTTTCCTTTATATGTAATAAATTGGGGTTTACGTGTCTTTTTGTCCATGAGGAGGACAAAGATTGTGCAAAAAGTATTAGCTAAGCTTTCTGATGATATGGATAGTAAGAACATTAACCGTAGTAAAATGGTTAAAAAAATGGACATTGATAGTGCTACACTCTCAAGGTTCTTAAAAGGGAAACATCAATTAGCATTCAATAAGTATGGTGAGATGTTAAAAGAAGTGTACTCTGATGAAATTCATATCAGAAGAGAGTTTTGTTCTCGATATTCTAAATGTATCACTAGACCAGGAAACAAACGTATAACTATGTATTATTTATTATCTCATGGGGAACTGAATATCTTAAACGAGCTTATCGAATCGGAAAAGCAAGGCAAACATCACGAATGGGTCACTATATGTGAATTGATTTGTTTAAGATATCAAGGTGAATTATCTGGCGATAAATTATTGGAGGAATATCAAGAAAAAACGGGAAGTTTTAAAACAAAAACTCTTGAAATGGAAGTGCTGAGAGGGATAGTGTTGCTTCATGTGAGGTACGATCAAAAGAATTATAAATCGATGATACGCTTATCTAAAGAACTTCATCAAAAGGCAGAAGACTTAAAAGATGGATATATAAAGGACTTTTTGAAATTCAAAATCCAAGAAGCTATTATTTATGGGCTCTTAACATGTTCGGAAATCGAAGAGTTAAGGAAAGTATGCTATGAAATTATTAATGATGAGTGTTCGGAAAAATATTTCCCTATTTTCAGAGCTACTGCGTATGGGGTCTTAGGTGAGTCGTATATTTTTACAAACTACTCAAAGTCACTAACTTGCTTGCAAAAAGCTGTAAGGATTATAGATAAAGGTCCAAAAGAGCAAATGAGCAAGAGAAGAAATATGATATTGAATACAATTGATTTTTTAAAAATCCACTGGAAAGTAGATTTGCACAATATTAATCCTATTGAGAAAGTCGAAACAGCTTACTTAGAAATCCAAAAAGGTAATAATGAAAAGGCAATACAAATACTAAATGAAGTTTTGAATGAACAGGGATATCTTAGTGCTTTTGGGTTAACATATCTGGGTATTGCGAAAGGAAACGATCAAGAAATTTTATGTAAAGCTCTTGATTTATTTGAGCGAAATTCGAACATCTTTTATTCGTATTTACCCAAGATACATCTAGGAATAATGCCCCAAAAATGCTATAATTTAGTTGGGTGATGCTAAATGAAAATAGTACTATCGCTAATCGCAAGCGTAGTGTTAGTTGGTGGATTTTTATTCGCACCTGCTGACAACAAAGAGCAACCTAAACAAGTTGCTAAAGAATCACAGAATGTAATTATGTTTATGGATCCTGGTACAGGCATCTAATTTAATAGATATACAGAATGACGTCTTCTCTTGCCGAAGACGTCATTCGTCATTTTCGGGGCTATTGAACTTTTTGAAAAAACAAGAGAATGTTCAATGCTTGTGAAATTTTCACAAACTACTATGAAGGTATCGGAGGATGTTGGGGATGGAGAAATACACAGAATTAGAGTTATTACTTAATAAAGCAAAGGGTGGGGATGAAAATGCCCTTTTAGCATTACAAGAAGTAATGAAGCAATTAGATCAACTCCAAGAGGGAATTTAAATAAAAAATAGACGATTGTTAGCGTAATAGTTGCTATCAATCGTCTAAACTGTTCACTGCACCTTTAATCATATTTAAGATGAGTTTTTGTTTATCTTCATCAAGTTTCTCGATTTTACTAATCATATCATGTAATTCTGTTTTAACCTCAGATGACTGGCTTTCATCTAAGTTTTTATAGTCAGACACACCAATTACATAATCTGTTGAAACGTTACCTAAATTCGCTATTTTAGTTACTGTATCTCTTGAAGGTTTCTTTTTTCCTGATTCGACCAGTGAAACCATACCTTTACTTATTTCAATAGCGTCAGCGAAAGTTTGTTGGCTCATGGCTAAACTACTCCTGATTTCTTTTACGCGAATTCCAATTAAATTCTCATCCATATTAAAAACTCCCCTTTTACAGTCTGCTGACAACAGACTTCTTATATAAAATGTAACAGAAAAGTTTACTCAAAGACAACTTTTATTTTTATTTTATGATTTTTTTAAAATTATATGTTTACTTTAGGTAAACCGTGTTATATAATCAAATCAACGAAACGAATAAAGGTGATTAACATGGCGAAATTAAATACGCAAAAGGCTAAACAGATACGTTTACAGCTAGGTTATAGTCAAGAAGAAGTAGCTAAACACCTAGAATGTACAAAAGGATCTTACTGCCAAATGGAATTAGGTTATCGACAGCCTAGCCTTGATAAATTAGGAAAGTTGTCAAAGTTATATAAGGTATCAACAGATGAACTTTTAGAAATAAGTTAACTATAGGTAGTCAAATTTTTTTAAAATTATGTTTACCTCAAGTAAACAACGGGAGGAACAGAAATGAATCGATTACAAGTAATTGAAAAAGAAAACCAACGCGTATTAACTACATCGCAACTAGCTGAGTCTTATGGGGCTGACGTGAAAACAATCAGCAATAACTTCAATCGAAATAAAGAAAGATATACAGAAGGTAAGCATTTCTTTTTACTTCAAGGAGAAGAGCTTAAAGACTTCAAAGCCATTCATCAAAAAGATGAACAGCTAAAATTCGCTACAAAACTTTATATATGGACAGAAAAAGGAGCATGGTTGCATGCAAAGTCACTCAATACAGATGAAGCTTGGGAAGCTTATGAAATATTGGTGGATGAATACTATAGGATCACAAAACAATTTGACACTTCGCAACTAAGTCCAGAACTTCAAATGTTTCAAACTCTGTTCACAACATTAGCTACTCAAGAATTAAATCAAAAGAAGCTAGAACAGAAGGTAGACAACATTAGCGAAATAGTAGCTCTTAATTCGACTGATTGGCGAAGAGATACAACTACGATCTTAAACAAAATCGCTCGCAAACAGGGTGGATTTGAAATGTACCGTAAGATTCGCAATGAAAGTTACGAAATCTTAGAACAAAGAGCTAGTGCGAAATTGAGTATTCGTGTGAACAACAAGAAAAAGAGCATGGCATTAGAAGGAGTTTCGAAATCGAAAATCGATAAAGTTTCTAATCTAGATATCATCGGAGAAGAAAAACGTTTATTAGAAATTTACCTAGCGATAGTGAAAGAAATGGCAATCCGTTATCAAGTAAATATTAATGAGGCTATATAAGGGGGAACGATAATGTCAAACGTAGATAAGTACACAGTAATCAAAGCGAAACTATTTAGTGATTTGTTAAAGCATTTAGATGAGGTAGCTACATCGTTAATGATTCAGCGTGACGATATGTTGGAGGAAATGCACAAAAACAACCATGATTTGTATTCAGCATCTGTAGAAGAGCTAATCGATATGTTGGAGAAAAACGAAGAATTAGAGAGTGATATCCGTGCACTACTGATTACCGAAGTGGACAAGTTACACGAAGAGGTGATGTAAATGCTAGACAATCCAGCATCACTAGCAATCTTAGGAACAATGATTTCAATTGGAAGTTACTTGATTTATAGGATAGATGTTTGGGGTAAAAAGTCAGGGTGGTTAGAAGATGAACGATAAAGAAAAGCGTGATGAAGATGAAAAGAAGAAAATCATCGCAATGATACGAGATTTAAAGGCTAGAGGAGTACATAACAGCGTGAAAGTCATCGAGAAGTACCATTATATAACTCTAGCTAAATAAAGGGACGAGCCTTGAGTTGTGAAGGCTCAAGGCTCATTTAATAAGGGTAAAGTTGATAATTCAACTTTATAAGTCAATGATACCACAATTTTACAAAATTGACAGGCTTTTGCTTGTCGAAATATTCAGGAATTTAATGGTATCCCCCACCTAATAAAAAGGTTCCTGGATATTTCGATGCGCAAAGCATCAAAACAAAATAAAAAACCGGTTCACCCCTGAACCGGTTTGGAGAAAACAAATGTAAAAACTTCTACTTACATTATACCAAATGTTTTCTCCTAAAAACAAGGAGGAAGTTAAATATGAAAGATGGCGTAATTCTGATGTATTGCAAAGATGGAGTTTTATATCCAGTGGCATTAACGAATGAACAAAATGAAATGCTTCAATTCACATCACGATTATTCTCACCATTAAAAGTTGTTTTTGATAAACCGCAAGGACAAGCTATCAACTTAATGGAGGGACGTAAAAATGATTGAAAATCCAATGTTAATCGGAAATCATCACGATTCATCAGCAAGAGACTTCATCGAAGAATGCGCAGGTTGTTTCGGTGAGATCTATTACGGTGAAAGTTGCTTAGATTTCGATGGCGATTACCTACACGCAGAAACAGAATGCATCAAACAATATGTAGAGTCTCATTCTACAAAGAAAGTGATGGGTGAATAACATGGAAGCGAACGTACTTATAACAACTGAAGATATGGCCCATGAACAATGGTTAGAGGCAAGAAAAGCAGGTATTGGCGGTTCTGATGCAGCAGCTATTGCAGGTTTAAATAAATGGAGTTCTCCAATTGGAGTTTATTACGACAAAACAAGTGAAATTGTTAAAGACCAATTACCAAGCGAGGCGGCATACTTCGGTAATGTGCTAGAGGAAATTGTAGCAGAGGAATTCAGTAAACGAACAGATTTAAAAGTTAGAACATGTAACGCAATCTTACAACATCCTGATTATCCTTGGATGCTAGCAAACGTGGACAGGCTCGTTGTTGGTGAGAAGGTAGGACTTGAGTGTAAAACGGCATCTGAATATTTAAAGAAAGAGTGGGAAGGCGAAGAAATACCAGCATCTTATCTTCTACAGTGCCAACACTATATGGCTGTCACAGGGTATAAAGCATGGTGGATTGCGGTACTAATAGGCGGTAACAAATTCATCTATAAAAAGATTGATCGTGATGAAGAAATTATTCAGTACTTAATCGATATAGAAAAAGACTTCTGGTTGAATCACGTTGAGAAGAGAATACCTCCAATGTTTGATGGGTCAGATGCTTCATCTACATTACTTAAAGAAATGTATCCAGATTCGGTTGAGGATAGCGAGATTGAGCTAGGGAATGAGGTTGAGTTATTAATAGAAGCTCGTGACCAAGTAGATAAAGAAATTAAAGCATTAGAGGGACAAAAAATAGAGTATGAAAACAAAATTAAAGCGAAACTCGGTTCAAATGAAATCGGCAAAACAGAGAACTACAAGGTTTCTTGGAAAACACAAACTTCCAACAGAATCGATAGTAAACGCTTGAAAGAAGAACAGCCGAAATTGTACAAGCAGTACTCAAAAGAATCTAAAAGTAGAAAATTCACAGTTAAATAGGGGGAAATGAACAATGGCAAACAATGAATCTATTAAAAATCAATTAGCAAATCGTACTGAAAACAAACCAGTAAGTCCTGAACAAACAGTTGAAGCGTATATGAAGAAAATGGGCCCAAGAATGGCAGAAGTATTGCCGAAACACATGGATATGGACCGTATGAGCCGTATAGCTCTTACAACGATACGAACTAACCCAACGCTATTAGAATGCACCGTACCTTCTCTCATGGGGGCTGTGATGCAAGCCGTGCAGCTTGGATTAGAACCAGGGTTACTAGGACATTGCTACTTGCTTCCATTTAATAAAAATGCAGGTACAAAACAGAATCCTCAATGGGTTAAAGAAGTTCAATTCATCATTGGATACAAAGGAATGATTGATTTAGCAAGACGTTCTGGTCACATCCAAAGCATTTATGCTCACGCAGTATTTGAACATGATGAATTTGAGTATGAGTTAGGGTTACATCCTACATTAAAACATAAACCTTCTTTCGGTGATCGTGGTCAATTTATCGGTGCTTATGCAGTTGCTCACTTCAAAGATGGTGGATATCAGATGGAGTTTATGCCGAAAAGTGAGATTGAGAAACGACGAAATCGCTCTAAGTCAAAGAGTTATAGCCCTTGGGATAGCGATTATGAAGAAATGGCAAAGAAGACAGTCGTGAGAGCAATGTTCAAATACTTACCAATCAGCATTGAAGTTCAAACGCAGGCGCAACATGACGAAGTAGTGCGAAAAGATATTACAGCAGAGCCGGAATTTATTGAGGCGGAAGAAACAGAAGAACAAGTTGAAGTATTAGAACAAACAAACTAAGGAGATGAAACCATGTTAGATAAAACAGAAACAAAAGTCGTCCTTCCTTCATGGGTATGGAAGGGCGCACGAAATGAAAAAGAAGTGAAAGCAAAGGCGATTGAGTACATCACTCCCGATCGCTATCCAGGTTACAAAATATCTAGTGTTAAAGATGGAATAGCAATATGCGAAAGGGAGAATGCGTGATGTTTAAGATACCTGTGAGAAGACAAACGCAAAAGGAAATGTTAATAGCTACAAACGATTTAATTGATCGAGGTTTTGATTTTTTAACACCGATCAAACCAGTATATAAGAACGGTAAATTTTATGAACAAAGCGGAAGAAGTTTTCAAGGGAAACATGAATTTAGAACAATCGGCTACGTGGATAATGTCAGCTACGAATGTTGGATGAAGAAGGTGAATTAAATGACTTTAGTAGATAGAAGAAGACGTGGATTTTTCATGATAGATAACGAGGTAGCGGATGATGTAAGGCTTACACATAAAGAAATGGCTGTATATATGGTACTTTGCAGACATCTCAACCAAGAAACAGGGAGTTGCTTTCCTTCATTACCAACAATCGGCAAGAAAGTAGGTATGTCAAAGAACACAGTAATTAAAGCATTAAATACTCTAATTGAGATAGGTTACGTAACAAAAGAGAAACGTTCATCTAAAGAACAAGGTGATATGTCCAACGTTTATTACATAAATGACGTTCACAATTTGAACGGGGGAGTTCACCAAATGAACGGGGGGGGTTCAGGAGATGAACCGGGGGGAGTTCACCAGGTGAACCCTAACAATACTAATCTTAACAATACTAATTTAACTATAAGTAGTAGTAGTAAGAATCCCTTCTCATTCTATGAAAGTAACATCGGCGTTTTAAATCCATTCATGGCAGATGGCATAGACCAGTGGATTAAAGATACAAGTGAAGAACTTGTTATTGCAGCTATGGAACGCGCATTAAAACAACAGAAGAAATGGAATTACGCTGAAGGCATCTTAAAACAGTGGGCTAACAAAAACATTAAGACTTTAACTGATGTGGAAGCATTAGAAGCTGAATACCAACGAAATAAAGGAGCGAAGAACAATGCAGAGAGCAGCACTGGCAATACCAACCGATATAGCCAAAAAGGTGAATATGACTATGGATTCTGATGTTTGTGATACGCATGACATGAATAAGATGAAGTTCGGTGGACAAGTTGTATGCCCTCGATGCTTCCTTGAAAACGAAAGCAAGAAACTTCAACAACAAGAACAAGCAAAATACGATGCAGATAAAGCAAATGAAAAGAAATTCATGTTCCATCAACAAAGCATGATCGCAGATAGCAACATTAAGAAAGCGAACTTTGATAACTACCAACCTACTAGCGAGGAAGGAGCGAAGAACCTTGGAATCGCAAAGGTCATCGCAACGGATTATCTCAATGAGAAGGTGTTCAATACGATTATGGCCGGGAATTGTGGAGCAGGTAAAACGCATCTTGCTTATGCAATCGCAGATCAGCTTGCAGGAGCGGGGATATCAGTTGTCTTCGTCACAGTTGGTGAATTGCTACGGAAGATTAAAAGCACGTTTAACAAAGATTCCTCCTTAACTGAGGATTCAATCATTCGAAGTTTAGTCAGAGCAGATGTTTTAGTAGTTGATGATTTAGGAGCAGAGTTAGGTGCATTAGATGCAAATACAAAAGCAACAAACTTCATTAATAGGGTGTTATTCGATGTTTTCGATGGAAGGCAAGGTAAATCTACTATCTTTACTACAAACCTTACAGGAGAGCGTTTAGAAGGCGCATATGACGAACGGATTGTATCACGTATCTTCAATAACTTTAGAGCGATTGTTTTCAAAGATACAAAGGATTTCAGAAGAAAAGCATTACCATTCTAAGGGGGAATAAGAGATGGCAAAGGTGACGGTTGAATTAACAGAAAAACAGGTTGAGTTCTTAAAATTATTTAGTGAAAAACAATACGAAGGCGCAGAAGACAATGTGTGTACTTACAAACCATTCCATACAGTGCAAACCAAACGATATAACTATATACCGTACAGTGAAGATCTCACTGATTACTACGACGATGAAGATTTAGTATTTTGTACCGATGATGCGTATGAGTGGTGGTATAAAACTGAAGTTGAAGCAATTGAAGATTGGTATGAAGGACGAGACGAAGAGTGTCCAATTGAAATTAAGTCTTTTGATGATCTGAATTGGCAAGAAGTCACAGGTGTCGATGGTGAAGAACACGATATCAATAGTTTCGAAGATTATTTTAAATGCTATGGTGTTCAATTGACAGGTGTAGCGTGGAGAGAGGGATATTACAAAGATGTTGCGGTGTTCTTCATTCTAGAAGAAGCAAAAAGATATATCAAATATCAAAGACACAACTTAGTAGAGCCTAGAACATATACACACAGTGCGGGATATGCAAACCATGGTGACTACTATCACTTTTGGGACTTGTTAATGAAAATGGGACAAGAGCTAAATAAGGAAGTTGAACAGAAAGAAGAAGCTGCTGTTTAAAAATATTAAGGGGGATATAAGATGTGTGCATGTGAAGGAACGGGAGTAATCAGGAACGACCAGGGGAACGGATGCTATCAATTCGCACCATGTATTTGCGAGGCAGCAAACGTTACACCTGAAGAAGTGGATAGAAGACGCCAGAAAGTAATGGAACGGTTAGAAACGGCTTATCAAATGCAGATGCAAGAGAAAGTCGGAATAGGGGCATGAAGCAGCTAACACTTGAGGATGTAGTGGGAAGTTTTGATTACTCAGCAAAGAGCACGGCGGATCGGTTCTTACAGCGTGATACAAGCGTCATAACGTACTCAATAGAGTTTTATGACAAGGACGAGAAATGGAAGCTCCGATGGTTTGAAGCGAAGTCAGAGAGGGAAGCCATAGGAATGGCTAAAGAAAAATACGGACAGATACAAGTTATTAATACTTATATTTCGGATAGGTCGTTAGAGGAAATAATGAATCTTGATTAGGAGGGGAATGAAGATGGAATATTATCCGCCAGTACCAACGTGGAACGATTATGAATTTGCGAAGAAAAACGGAGTACCTAGAAGGAACGTAGATATAAGAGTTCGGTATTTAGGATGGACGATTGAACAAGCTATTACGAAGCCTTTAATGTCAAAGCGAGATAGACCGGGATATAAAGGATTTGCAGAAATTGCAGAAATGAATGGGATCCCATATAAAACATTCGTATCGCGGGTAAAAATTTTAAATTGGTCGTTAGAGGAAGCGGCGAATACTCCCACAAGACGCTATTCAGAGCGCAAGCAAAAAGAAGTGAGCTAAGAAAGGGGAATTAACATGAAATACAAGAAAGTTGCAACCTGGGAAGAGTATGAAATTGCTAAGAAAAACGGAATTAGTAAAGCAAATGTAGATCAACGTATGGATTTAGGATGGACAATCGAAGAGGCTATTACAAAGCCGATACGGGTTCCATTCCATAAAAAGTATGCAGAATTCATTAAATTAGCGGAGAGTAACGGAATTTCATTTCTGACATTTAGAGCTAGGGTAGAGAAACATAATTGGACTCCAGAAGATGCAGCAACAAATCCAATTATGACAGTTCGAGACATGTTGAAAAAATCTAATGATAAGAAAAGGATTATTCCTAAAGAGATATATGCAAAGGCCAAGGAAAATGGGATAAACCCAAGTACTCTCAAAACAAGGGTGTTCATGTTGAAATGGGACATGGATTTGGCAGCTACATTACAAGCGAATAAAGGGCGTAAAACAAAGACTAAGAAGCAAATCAGTTAAGGAGGGATCGTGATTGGAATACCTAACAGATGAAGATTTCGAGATTGCTAAGAACAATGGAATATCTAGAAAAAGAGCATCTCAACGTTTTTATCAGTCGTTTTGGGATAGAGAACGTGCCATAACGGAGCCAGTTGGAGAAAACCACCGTAAAAAAGGTAGAGGAAGGAAATATGGGAAGTGGACAAGCGTTGCTGAGAGCAACGGCATTGAAAAAACTACATTTTACGACAGATTAAAAAGAGGATGGTCTTATCAAATGGCAGCAACGAAGCCACCAGGTAAGCAAGGGAAGAAGAAACAAATCAGCTAGGAGGACAAGCCATGACAAAAGAGTACCTAAACGGGTTCTGGACTCATAAACAAACAAGCGAGTGCATTGTAGTCAATCGAGTGACGATGCAAGGTGAAGCATATGCGCGGCAGGTGGGGAAAGACACAAAGCCACTTAATAAGATGAGACTCATATTGTTAGTACGTGAGTTGAAAGAGGAATATGTGAAGGGAATGCATTAGGAAACATGGACAGGAAACAAATCTACATCGACGTTCTACTACATAAAGGGATCTACAAGGAAGAAGATACAGGACGTCAGCTTTATGAAATGGATGAAAAAGAGTTGTTCGAGTTGATAAAAGGAGATGGGGAGAATGAAACAAACAGTTGAATGTGAAGTGTGTGTGGGAAGCGGATTTAGTGGATATGGAACCGGGTATGATGCTGTTTGTGATAATTGTGGAGGTATTGGAGAATATCCGATTCTGAGTGGAGATGAGGAGATTGGTAAGAGGGTTTGATATATCAACTACACTTGGAGTTACTTGGAGCAAACGTGAGAATGATTGGATGATTCATTATCCGCGAAAATGTGATGGATGGTTAATACATGATGTTATTAGGAAAGATGAGTTCCAGGACTTAGTTAAAGAGTTAGATAAGCGGGGTTATGACACTGAAACATTAAGAATCTCGATTAAGAAGAAAAGAGGGGATAAGGAGAATGAGAGAAGCGATTAAGGAATATATCGATCATTTACAACAATTAGCAGTGGAAAACAGAAAGAAAGCAGATGAAGCATACGATAACAAGGATTTAGGGCTTGCCGGATATCATCGTGGGCAATGGATTGCAATAGAGGGAGTGGCGATTGCATTAGAAAGTATCTTAGCTAAATACAAGGAGGAAGAACAATGAAATATACAGAGCATGGCACGTTTGAAGTAACTCAATTATTAGCGGAAACGAAGGAGACTGAACGAAATGGCAACTAAGATCATTATGTACACAGGAAATTCATGTTCGAAATGTAAAAGAGCGAAAGAAATGCTGAATAACTTGCCGCCTGGGCATGAGGTGGAATTGATTGAAAGAAATGTGGATGAGGATGAATACCAAAAAACATTTTTAATGCATGAATTAGAATCCAATACATTACCAACATTTGTTTTAAATGACGAAAGTGAAAAGATGAAAGTATTACGCGGTTTTGATGAAAACATTGGCAAGATCATGGAAGTATTAGGACTGTAAAGGGGTGTTTGGATGAAGGCGGAACATATCGAACTGTATGCAGAGGCACTTAATCATGAACAAGGACAGGCTAATAAGTGGTTTCGTGAGATTAATAACTTACAAGCGCAGTTACAGATGGCAGAGTCACATTACAAACATCATAAGGAAGAAAGTGAACGACTACAAACTTTGGTTATGAGATGGAAGGGGCAAGGAAGTGTTAAACATTCAGAAGATATTCGAAGCACAGGACAAGCTAGATCGTAAGGTTGTTGAGGTTCACGGATTGGAAGGGCAAAACTTAACTGGTGACGTAACACATGCTTTTTATGTGGAAGTAAGTGAATTAGCGAATGAAATAGAATACTTCAAATACTGGAAGAAAAATAAGCGTAACAATAAAGAAAAACAACATGATGAGTGGGCAGATTGTATTCATTTCATAGCAAGTATAGGGAATAAATACGGGTTTAGTCATGACCTTCCTCATAATGCTTTTTGGATAAATTATGTAGGGAGACAAGTTGATAAAACTTATTATGAACTATTTGATAAAATTCGTGAAAATTCACTAGATACTCATGCTAATTATTATTGTGTATTTGCATCTTTAATAGCAATCGGAGAAAAAATTGGTATGACTTATAAGGATATGGAAAAGGCGTACTTCGATAAGAATCAAGTTAACTATGATCGATTAGCAAGCGGATATTAATACAAAAGGAGCAACAATATGAAATGGTTATTTTATGTATACATTCTTCAAATGTGTTTAGTGCCAACATTAACGTATCAAATCATTATGAATTTGGTTTTAAAAAACGAAGTGAATCCTTTATCGATATTCGCTTTAATTCTATTAATTTGGGCGATTCCTAGATTTAACCCTATATGGCATGAATTAATAGAAAAATGGAAGAAGAAATAATATTAAATTTGAATTTTGTTAAAAAGGAGCTGTGAAATATGAAAGATGTGAAAATCGAATACATCGAAAATAAAGCCAGAATTACTGTAGATGGTAAGGAAATTGCATTTGCTACTAATACGATCACAAAGAAAGTAGCAGAGATTTTATTAATAAATTTAGATCAAGCTGGAGCTATTAATCTAATCATTGAAAACTAAACCAAAGCGTTATTTGAATAGAAAAGGGGAGTTGAGAAGTGAACAAAAAGGAATACGTCGTTTATAAAGGTGAGTCATTGATATGTATCGGGACCATACAGGAGTGCGCTCAACAAATGGGCGTACTTCCTAAAACAGTTCACTTTTACTTGACGCCAGCGTATCAAAGAAGAATAGCAAGTCGGAAGAATGTTAGGAACTATATAACTGTTACGGAACTTGATGAAGATTAGTATAAAAATTTCATTTTGTAGAAAAGGGGAATGGATAATGGCATACGTGATTCAGAACGTGAAAACAAAGAAATACCTAAAACACAATGGTAACTATAATCCAGATGCTTATCATTTTAAAGATGTAAATAAACCGGAAGAAGCAGAACAATACCATTCTAAAAAGCATGCTGAATATGTTCGGATGTGGCATGCTGATACATCTCAGAAATTTGAAATTATCGAAGTATAAAAGAGCAGCTAGCAAAAGAAAGGGGAATGGATATGAAATACTTTGAATTTGATAAACAAGAATATTGGGCGTTGGTAGCAGCGGAAAGTGAGAAAAAGGCGTACGAGGTTTATCACACTGAAGTAGCAGGAGCTACGATTGCAGATGTTATGGCAGAAGGAAAGCCGGAAGAACTTAAAAAGCCTACAGCTTTCGCAAAATATATAACTGCAACTATAAAATACGGTGATAAAGAATTTTTTGAAGCGGCTTGTGATTTTCATTCAAGCGAAAATAAAACATTACTAATTGATTCGTCACTAGCATAAAAGAGCAGCTAGCAAAAGCTAACTGCTCGGCTGTCTCTCCGTGGGGAGCGGAGAAAGGTTAGGGATTCATTAAATGAGTTCTGGCTATTGCCTATCTACAGTATTGACGGAATATTGAGTTTTATTCAGGGAGGTAGAGTGAAATGAGTAAAGAGGAAAAAGAAATTTATTTACAAGGTTTTGTTAATGGATATTTAAAGGCTACTTCTATTTGTTTAGATATAGATAAACAAACATTAAGTAAAATGTTGGTTGAAATAATAGAACAGAGTAGGGGGTAGAGGGAAATGATTAATGAACTGAAAGTAGGAAGTGTATTCCCGTTTTGGGTGCCAGTTAACTTAGGGTTTGCACGATCTATACAAAGAGCAGAAGGTGAATACTTAGGAAAACACAATGGGGTACATTTAATCACTCATTTCGATGAAGATTTGTGTATGCATGTTGTATCTGAATTAACTACTGGTTATGGTATAACGAATTCTTTTAAACGATGGTTTGCAATAGAAAAAGCAAAAAGAAGAATTGATAAAAATAAAGATCGTGTTGATTTATGGATTAAAACATCTAGTGCAAAACATGGAGCATTGAATGAAGTGATTTCAACAAAATAATCCTTTTAATAGAAAGCGAGGTTAAGACGATGCTGGAGTTTGTGGAAACAAAGACATTTGATTTCTTAGTAAAGATGATGGTAACAGTAGTGGTTTATATGGTAATGGCACAAGTTGTACTTAGTTACTTAAATATAGATTTTGTCTTTATGGAACAATTTTTGTTTGTGAGTGCCTGGTATGTGTTATGGAGCAGAAAAGATTTTTTTGAAGTAGTTGAGGAAGTCAAACAAGCACGTAATAAAAAGGAGGAATAACAATGGGCTTAGGAAACAGAGGAATGCATTTTGAGAAGCTTATCAATCTATCGAATGAAATGTACCAACGTGAGGGAGTGGCGCTTATAAACAAGCGTCCGACTCCTGTGAAGGTGTTAAAAAGTGCAGGTGGGCGAGTTCTAAACGGATTCTACGAATCTAAAAGCACAGTGGACTATGACGGTGTTTATAAAGGACGAGCAGTCGCATTTGAAGCGAAGTCAACACAAAGCCTTACACGATTTGATTTAAGTAACATTGCACAGCACCAATTAGATTATCTGGAGAAAGCGGAGAAAATGGGAGCGGTGTGTTTCTTCCTTATAGAATTCAATAAGGACCATACAGTGTTTCTTGTACCAGCATCAGTGATTCAATCTTATGTAAGGATGTCTCATCAACCAAATGGGAAGAAGTCTATACCAAGAGCAGATTTCGATATTTATGGATACTTAGTAGATCAGACGGAACGAGCTCCAGTTGATTACTTACAATATGTAGATGAAGCAGTAGCGCCAGTTATGTTTGATGGAATGATTCAATTTGATCAGGACCATAAGAGAGTAGCAAATAACATTGAAGCAGCAAAAGAGAAGATGGCTAACAAGATGCGTAAGTTATTAAAAGTTTAATGGATAACGGAACCATGCAGAGTGGATGGTGGGGGCTACTCGCTATGCATGTTTCCCTTATTCAGAAGATAGACATTAAAATTTCACATACCTTATAGGAAGTGAAAATAACAAAATTACAATAGGGGGATTACAGATGGAGCAATTATCATTCTTTCCGGAAATTGATGATAAGACGCAAAAGACAATTGAAAAAGAGGTAATAAAGGTACTTAAAGAGTATCGCGCTTTAAAAATTAGAATGGAAAACCAACAGGAAAACAAACTGGAAGGAATCAGCTTATTCCCTGAAATTAGAGATACGAGAAAGATAAGTGATATTAAGTTCAAACAAATTGATAAGGCGCTAAAGTATTGTTTAGATGAAGATGAGAGTGAAATCATCAAGAAGAAGTATCTAAGTAACAAGAGGTTAAAAGATGAGGTTATATATGATGAGATTGGATTATACAAGAATGCATACTATGCGAAAAAAAGAACAGCATTACGTTTGATTGCTACGTCATTAGGGATGATCTAAATAAGAAAGGAAGATACAAAATGTTATATAGACACTACAAAGGCGGTTTATATCGTACATTATCAGAAGTTGCTTATCACAGTGAAACAGGAGAAGAAATGGTTGTATATATTTCCGTTGATACAGGGGCGGTTTGGGTTAGACCATCTAAAATGTTTCATGAATCGGTTTTAAATGAAAATGATGCAATAGTACCTAGATTTAGGAGGATTCCTGAATGAAAAAGTGGGAGAAAAGTAGGACAAAATTAGAGAAGTTTTTAGAGAACTTTGATAGTCAAATCAACGGTATTCTTAATGTACAAGCCCTTTGACAACCGCATATCGAAGAGGATTAGTACACCTATAAGTGAAACGTTCTTATGCGAGAATGTCACGGTAACGTATACCGCATAAAGGGCGGGCTAGGCGGTAAGAATCCGCGTTAAGATGAAAAGACCATTGAAATGAAATTAACTTAAACATATCCCAGTGTGGCGGGTGTGAGATAACTCGCATTCGTCATACTGTTTCTATTGTATTTATCATTCAGCTCAAGAGTCGTCGCTTGGGTTGATAATAAATATAATACTAGATGCCGTGTCTATGATTTCTACATTTGAAAATAGAAATGGGTGATGGTTCATATGATTGAATGAATCGCACATTTCAAAACAAGTAATAAGTAATAAGTAATAAGAACAATAATGCATCGTTATTTGAGCACATTACACTTTCTAGTGATTACTGCGAATCTTCACTAGGCAGAGAGCTTCCGCTCTTTGTTTGAGCAAACATGAGGCAGTTCCCCCTCTGTCACCTCCACATGTTTGTTCACGCAAGGCGTCGGAAGAAATGATACGTCTTGATACAAATCGTTTTCATGGGTTGAAAATGATGTCTACGGACTATAAACGAGGAGAGCTTTCGCTCTTTTCTCGGTCACTGACACAAAGCGTGTAGCTTATATGATGATTGCGGTGATCGAGAAAAGAATGAGAGTAATCTTATTCTTGAAGAGATACTTATTGCCATTTGTTATCTCTCTTTCCCCTCTAGAGCTGTCACCTTTCGGTGATGGCTTTTTGTTTGTTATAATGTCGGTGGGAGGGATAATATGAAAAGAGATATGGAATTAATTAGAAGGTTATTATTATTAATTGAAGAACAGGCTGTTGGTGGTTTGCAGTTAGAAATACCGCAAGACATTGATAGAAAAGTAGCGGTGAAACATCTAAATATGTTAGAAGAAGCTGGTTTAGTAAAAAACAACATTCAATACGGTGATAATTATCCTGTTTGCATATTTAGTTCCCTAACATGGGAAGGACACGATTTCTTAGAAAATATTAAAAATGATACAGTGTGGAACAAATTAAAAGAGATGATAAAAGAAAAAAGTGGTGAACTCTCATGGGCTGTGATAAAAGCGGCTGCAATAGAATATATGAAAGCATGTATTTAAACTTTAAAGCATCCATAACGGGTGCTTTTTTCTTTGTTATATAGAAATTACACATTAAACGTGAAATTGAACAGAATGGACGTTTGATTAATTAGGAGGATGAATGATGAGTGAACAGAAGAGTGCATTATCAGTAAAGGTAGAAGTTGATACAAAAGAAGCGAATGAAAACATTAAGGAATTAACTGCTGCGGTTAACGATTGTGTGGAAGTATTTGAGAAGTTGGAAAAGGTTATGAATAGAATTACAGGTAAAAGTAAACCAATCAAATATTTTCCTAAGGTTGGTATTGAATTATGCGGTGAAGTGAAACCTTCAGACATCATACAACGAATTAATAATACAGAAGAAAAAATCTGGATTTAAGTTGTGATTAAACCAATAGCAATTCTCGTAGGCACTGCCGTTATCGGTTAAGTGTCTTATTTTATTTTGAAGAGGAGATGAAGGTAAATGCCTAAGTATAGAAAGAGACCAGTTATTATTGAAGCTTTTGAGTTAACGAAGTTTGAATTATCTAATCTTTATAGAGAAAATGAAGAGTTGTGCCAGATTCAAGGAGAAGAAGAGAAAGGTACTTTTGCAAGTTACCCGTACGAATATCAAGCAGAGAACGGGACTGTAAAAGCAGAAGTACGTTATTATAACGGAACTGAACCAGAGAGAGCTTTTGCTGAAGTGGAAACAGCAGAGGGAGTTATGAAAGCGAATATTGGTGATTACATCATTACTGGTGTTAATGGCGAGAAATACCCATGCAAAGCAGAGATATTCGAAAAGACATATGAGTTAGTCGAATAGGAAGTGATGTGATGTTTTTGCTTGGAGGCCTCATTGGATATATTTTAGGCACGTTTGTTACTTTATTGGTGATTTACTTCGGATATCGGATTGGTGAGTTGAGTCGGTATTGAAGGAAATGGAACAGTCGAACGCGATAATGGATGATAAGGGGGTAACAAAACAAACAACTCAACGAACAAAAATAGAGATAGTTAACAAAATGCAGGGCGGTTTCACAATCCCTTTAAAAACAATGATTTGAATGTATACTTTTGTTATTGTTTTTTGTTAAAACAGCTAAAACGCTATGAATTCAATAAAATCAATGTTTTGAATGTAAACTAATGGGTAAAAGTTTACATTCAGATAAATAAAATTCTTTTTGTGTTATTCTGGAAGAAAAGGAGAGGTAACTATGAATGAGAATTTCTTTTTTGTTTCTTATATGTGGGAAAACACTGAAGAAGGCGTGAGTTGGACTCCAGGCCATACAGTAATAAATGAACATCCGTCAGAGTGGTATGAGCGAGTGAAGTGGCAGGGTAATGAAAATTATAAAATAGTTAGCTTCCAATCCATTTCAAAAGAAGAATACGAAAAATTTGAAGTTATTCTGTAAAAGTAGCGAATCCGCTGCTTTTTTATTTTATAAAGGGGGTAACAAAATGTTCACTGCTCATACATGGAGATATGACCGTAAATACGAAGAGAAATTTGATACGTATAAAGAAGCTCAAGGTTTTGCTACATCTGATACAGGCGAATTCTTTGTTGAGAAGATTACGGATGAAGAGGGTAATGAAGTTGTCGATTATAAGAAGAATGTATTTGGATATAGAAAGTAAGTTTTTATTTTATAAAGGAATTACCATAAGGAGGAGTTAGAGAAATGAAACTAAGTAAACAAGAACAAACAGTTATTATCGGTCAGTTAATAAATAATGTTATTGGTATGGATTTAGTAAAACAACACATTGATCCACAGAAATTAGAAAAGGCTATAGCTATGCATAATGAAATAAGTGATGATATGACGCCAAAGCAAACGAGAGAGGCGCTTATTAGTGTGTTAGACAAGACAATTGATGAATTTATAAAAGCTTAAACAAAAAACTAATAGAGTCTATCGTGAGGTGGTGGTCGTGGCTAAAGTAAGAAGCCCGAACAGAGATAAAGCATTTGAAATTTATAAAGAACATAATGGGGAAATTACAAATCGAAAGATTGCTGAGATTCTCCAGGAACAAGAAAAAACAATTTCCTCATGGAAATCTAGAGATAAATGGGTAGCTAGATTGAGTGATTCTGATTGTAGTACTGCAATAGAAAACGAATGTAGTACTGCGCAAAAGAAACGTAGTACTTCACAAAAGTTATCTGATGCATTGAAAGGAAATCAGAATGCCATTGGCAATAAAGGAGGAGCGCCGAAAGGAAATTCGAACGCCGCTGGATTTGGTGCTCCCAAACAAAACGCTAATGCTGTAACGCATGGATTGTTCAGAAAGATAATTCCTAACGACGATCAGCATGCAATGGAATTACTTGATGAAATACAAAATCATACAGAATTAGATATGTTGTTTAATTCCATTCAGCTGCAATACTTCAATATCCTCAATTCACAGCGCATTATGCATGTTCGTGATAAAGATGATATGTCACGAGTGGTTATTAGTGAATCGGAAGCTGGTGAATCTTACACTGTTCAATTCGCATGGGATAAGCAAGCTAATTTACTAACTGCATACGCAAGGGCCATGACTACATTATCTTCTATGATAGAACGCTTTGATAAGTTAGCTAATGTAGATGATGAGCGAAGATTGAAGTTAGTTCAAATGAAGACTAATATCGAGAAAACACAAGCGGATACTGACTTCGCACAAGAACGCGCAGCAAAACTCAAAGGTCAAAAGAAAGATACTTCACTACTTGATGCATTAATAGAGGGGCGTAAACAATATGAGCAAAACAGCGATTAAGTTTTCCCCTAAGCAGTTGGAAGTTATCTATAGGCCATATAATTACACCTTCGATGTACTTGAAGGAACACCCAGATCTGGTAAAACAACAGCAGGGCATTTCCGCTATGCTGATTATTTGACGTGGACAAGAGATACAAATCATTTGATTGTAGCCTATAACCAAGAGCAAGCACACCGTTTATTCATCGATGGTGATGGTACTGGATTACAAAACATATTTGGAAACTTAGCGGATATTAAGCATGACGAACGCGGTTCTCACCTCGAAATACACACTCCGAATGGTATTAAGCGTGTCTATTATAAAGGAGCAGGAAAAAGTAATAGTGTAGGTGCTATAACGGGTATGTCGCTTGGTAGTGTAGTATTTTGTGAGATTAACCTTCTTAATATGGGAATGATTCAAGAGTGCTTCAGACGTACATTCGCAGCGCAAGACCGTTACCATTTAGCGGATTTGAATCCTCCCGCCCCTAACCATCCGGTTATATCAGAAGTATTTGATGTACAAAATACACGTTGGACTCATTGGACTCCTGATGATAATCCGATTCTTACTGATAAGAGAAAACAAGAAATACATGAGATTCTTTCAAAAAATCCGTATTTACTGGAACGAGATTGGTATGGTAAACGTGTTATGCCACAAGGTGTCATTTACTCCATGTTTAACATGCAAGATAACATTATTCCTGCTGTTCGTGGTCAGAGATACGAAATGTACTTCACTGCAGATGGTGGTCAGAGTGATGCCACTTCATGCAGCTGTAATATTGTTGTCCGATATGAAGATAAATTCAGATTGCTACGTGTGGCTAACTACTATCACAGTGGGAAAGATACAGGGCAAGTCAAAGCGATGTCCACTTATGCAAAAGAGATTAAGAAGTTCATTGAATGGTGTGTTAGGAAGTTTGAAATGCAATACACTGAAGTGTTTGTCGATCCGGCGTGTAAATCTTTAAGAGAAGAATTACACCTAATTGGTATTCAAACAAGCGGGGCAGACAACAACGCTCGTGATATAAAAGGTTCAAGTAAGGGAAAAGAAGTTGGTATCGAGAGACTTCAAAACGCCATTACTAACGAGCAATTCTTACTTGTTGAGTGCGATGAGTATGATCATTATAACTTCCTAAAAGAAATTGGGATGTATGTCCGTTTAGATAACGGAGAACCCATTGATGCTTATAACCATGCGTTAGATGAGACGCGCTATAGTAATAATTACTTCTATAACAACTATGTAAAATAAGGTGGTGATAATGTGTTTAAAAGTATCGCCAATATGATGAGGAGGTTATTTACGAAAATGGGCCTTATCAAAGGAATGAAAAAAGTCACCGATAACAGAAAGATAACTATCGATGAGGAATCGTACAAGCAAATAGATATATGGAAAGCTATCTATAGTGGTCATTTTGCTGAGTGGCATGATCTTAAGTATCAAACCATTGAAGGACAAAAACAACGCCGTACGGCTTCATTGAACATGGCAAAAGTAGTCTCTCAAGAAATGGCTTCTCTTATCTTCAATGAAAAATGTTCTGTTAATATCTCAGACGAAACGCTATTCAATAACATTAAGAACGTTTTAGATGACAATAACTTTACGAGAGAGTTTCAGAGGTATCTAGAATACATGTTAGCTCTCGGCGGTATGGTTATTAAAGTGTACTGGGATAACGGAATTAAACTTTCTTATGTCACTGCAGATTGCTTTGTACCTGTATCATGGGATAACAATAAGGTTACTGAAGGTGTATTCATAAACGAATCAACTAAAGGTGACAAGTATTATACGCTGCTCGAATGGCATTTAATCGAAGGTACGCAGCATGTCATTAAAAATGAACTGTATGAAAGCAAAAATAAAGGCGAACTAGGAAGAAAAGTTTCTTTAGATACTCTATATGAGAACTTAGAAGATGCAGTATATATCAAAAACTTATCAAGACCGACATTCGTATACTTTAAACCGAATACAGCGAATAACTTTGATCTGTATTCACCTTTGGGGATCTCAATATATGCGAACTCATTAGATGTATTAAAATCTCTTGATATTGCATTCGATAGCTTCCAAAGGGAATTCGTTTTAGGTAAGAAACGCATTATTGTACCTGCTTCTGCTATCAAATATGTAACGGATCCGATTTCTGGACAACAACAACGCTACTTTGATGCATCAGACGAAGTATATGAAGCTATGAAGTTTGAAGAAAATCAGGATATAAAAGACATTTCCGTTGAATTACGCGTTGAAGAACATAAAGCGGCAATAAATGCGTTGTTAAATTACTATTCAATGCAGACAGGCTTCTCTACTGGCGCATTTAGCTTTGATGGACAAGGAGTTAAAACAGCAACAGAAGTTGTAAGCGAAAACTCCAAGACATTTAAAACAAAACAGTCGCATGAAACGATTATTGAGGATGGTATTCGCGACTTAGTCGATATTATTATTGAAATCGCTGCTTTATATGATGAATTTGAAAGTATAGATGACTATGAAGTTACTGTTACATTTGATGATTCTATTGCAGAGGACCAAACCGCAGAAATTAATAAGCAAGTAACACTTGTTATGAATGGATTAACAACTAAGAAGTTAGCGATCATGAAGATACATGGTGTTTCTGAAGAGGAAGCTAAGAAAATCGTAGAAGAAATTCAAAACGAGAATAAGATTGTTATGCCTGAAGGAGTAGATTTCTTCGGTATGAACAATAAACAACAGAATACTAGTCCAGGAGATGAGGGTAATGGCACTACCTCCGGATAAGTTACAGCAACTCTCTATGTTTATAGTAGATATCTACATTGCAATTGAAGAAGAGTTGCTTTTAAACATGGCCAGATTGCTCAAATATGACATGGAACTGCTGTTAACTGCTGAGGATTTCACAGAGTATCAGCATTGGCGGATAGTTCAGTTGAATAAGCTTGGTAAGTTAAATCAGCAGCAGATGAATACAATTGCACGTTATAGCGGCAAAACGGCAGAGGAAGTACGAAAGATGCTAGAATCTGCTGGATTTACAGCAGTGGAACAACATGAATCGTTATATCAGAAAGCGGTACAAGCAGGAATCATAGCTTCTGCGCCAGCAATGTATACGAGTGCCGCGCTAATAGGCATCCTTAATACTTATGAAAAACAGGCATTAGAAATATTTAATCTTGTAAATACTACCATGCTCAAACAGTCTCAACAGGTTTATCTAGACATCTTAAATAAAACAGTAGGTAAAGTTATTGGTGGTGTCATAACGGCGCAACAAGCATTAAGGCAGACTGTTTCTGAATGGGCGCAACGTGGAATCCCTGCTCTTATTGATAAGGCTGGAAAACGATGGTCGACAGAGGCTTATGTAAACATGGTCGCTAGGTCTACAAGTAATAATGTAGCGAATGAAATGCAGAGTGAGCGAGCTGAAGAATACGATGTCGATTTGATTGAAACTAGTTCGCATAATGGTGCGCGTCCCGGTTGCAGCCCTTATCAGGGTCGTATTTACTCCAGGAGTGGAAAAAGCACTAAATATCCGCCGTTCTCAAGTACATCGTATGGGGAACCAAGCGGAATCCTAGGGATCAATTGTCGGCACCTTACCTATCCTTTCATAGAAGGGTTATCAACAAAACGTTATGAGCCGTATGACGATACTGAGAACGACAGGGTATACAAAGAAAGCCAACAACAAAGACATCTAGAACGACAGATTAGGAAAGCCAAGAAGGAAGTGAAGGTTATGGAAGCGTTAGGTGATGCAGAAGGCGTGAAAGAAGCGAAGAATAAGGTTTCGCAACGTCAGCAAGTAATGCGAGAGTTTATAAAAGAAACGAAACGCAAGCGTCAATATAACCGAGAAAGTATTGTATAGGAGGAGAATTGAATATGAATTTCGGACAAGCAATTGAAGCGGTTAAGGCAGGAGAAAAGATTTCTCGTAATGGTTGGAATGGGAAAAATATGTTTGTTGTTTATCAAAAGGGATATCCTGACGGTATTCCTTGCAACAAACAAACTGCTGAAGCATGGGGGTTAAATGAAGGAGATTTATTCAAAGTACGCCCTTACCTGCAATTAAGATGTGCAGATGGAACGCATGCAATGTGGGCTCCAAGTACTTCTGATGCATTAGCAGAAGATTGGGAGATTGTTAAATAATTAAAGTGAGAAAGGAGCAGATTAATATGCCAAAACCATTAAATTATAGATTGCGATTAAAAGGAAATGGAATGCAGTTCTTCTCTGAAGGAGGAGACCCTGCACCAACTCCACCGGAAGGAGGTGATCCAATTGTAACGGACCCAAACCCGACACCACCTGTTGCAGACCCGAATCCAGAACCACCTGTTACATTCACGAAAGAGCAGATGGATGAAGCGAAACAAAAGCAAGAAGCGGCTTTCTTGAAAAAGTTAGGTGTAGAGAATTTAGATCAGTTGAAACAAACGGTTAGTGATTGGAATACTCATCAAGAATCATTGAAAACAGAGCAAGAAAAGACAAATGAAAAATTAACAACCTTTGAGACTCAATTGAAAGAAAAAGATGAGTCTCTTTTTAATGCTCAGGCACAAATAGCTGCGCTTAAATTAGATATCAAAAAAGAAAAGAACTTAAATGCAGTTATTACTCTAGCAAAAACGAAAGTTAGTGATGATGTAGACATTACGAAAGCTATCGAAATGGTAGTTGAAGAGTTTCCTCACTTTAAAGGTGTAGTGGAAGAACCGCCTGCTGATCCAGGTAAACCAAAGCCGACATTTTCTAATGGAAAACACCAACAAACTACAATGACCGATTCTCAAAAGTGGGCGGATGCCTTCAAAGTAACAAAATACTAAAATTTAAATTATAAGGAGAGATTTATATATGGCTCAATTAAATTATGCTACTAATTACCAAGAGGCACTTATTCAAAAGTTTTCGCAAGGTTTGGCTTTCGGAGCGTTATACTCTACACCTAATAACGCAACAGTAAAATGGACTGGAGCGAAAACAATTCAGATTCCGCGTATTAAAGTCGGTGGATATACTGATGTTAACCGTGATTCAATGGGCAACTACACACGCCGTGTTGATAACTCATTTGAACCTAAGACTTTAGGACATGACCGCGAATTCCGTACGCTAGTTGATCCAGTAGACGTTGACGAAACAAACATGGCTGTTACAATCGCAAACATTACACGCGTATTCAACGATGAAGAAGCGATTCCAGAACATGATAAATACATGGCTTCAAAACTTTATGCTGAATTCACTGGAGCAGGAAAAACTGCTAATACTGTAGTGTTAGATAAAACTAACATCTTAGAAACATTCGATGCATTCATGTTGGAAATGGATGAAGCAGAAGTACCACAAACAGGACGAATTCTTTATGTAACACCCGCTGTTAAAAAGTTATTAAAAGAAGCAGAAGGAATTCAGCGCAATCTTGATATCAAAGGTAGAGGGGAAAACGATGTAAATCGCGGTGTTTATTCGCTTGATGATGTTACAATCGTTGCTGTTCCTTCATCTCGTATGAAAACTGCTTACAACTTTACAAATGGAGCAGTACCAGATGCAGCAGCAAAACAGATTAATATGATTCTTGTTCATCCTTTAGCAGTTGTTTCACCACAACAATATGAATTTGTTAGTTTAGATCAACCAAGCGCAACAACTGGCGGCAAATACCTTTACTACGAGCGCAAATATTGGGATGTATTCTTACTTGCTGCAAAAGTAGACGGTGTTAAATTCAATACTGCAGCATAAGAGAGGCTTTTATAGCTTCTCTTTTTTTATTACGAAAGGAATGGTGTTAAATGAGTAACACAGTAAAAGTACAACGATTGAATAAAGTATTACACATTGAAAAAGACTTTCTTCCTAGTTATCTGAATGATGGATTTGATCAGATCAGCGAAGAAGGAAAGATCGTCAAACGTGCTACAGGTGGTCGCAATGTCACTGTATCAGAGCATAACGCGGCACTTGATCGCATTGAAGAATTGGAAGCAGAGATTGAATTATTAAAAGCACCTAAAAAAGCAGCTAAGTAGGTGATTGTATGGCATATATAGATGCTGACTACTATAACAACGAGTATAAGGGTACTCCTGTAGCAGATGGATGGCTATTAGGACGTCTTATTGCACGTGCTAGTGATCAAATTGACCATATCATTAATTACAAGTTAGAAGGAGTTGACTTTGATAAGTTGGCTCCTTTTATTAAGAAGCAGGTTCAGAAAGCAACTGCTGCCCAAGTTGAATTCTTAGCAATCAATGGAGAGACTTCCGCAACTGTAAGTGAAGGTGGCGGTGGATTTTCTGTAGGTTCTTATTCAGAGAATGGAATGAGCGCAGGAGCAGCTGAAGCACCATCTTACTATGATCGCTATGCGATTACTGTGGTTGATTACCTTAAACCTACAGGCTTACTTTATACGGGCGTGTGTGTGCATGGCTAAACCGATTCGTTTGTTATTGTTAATCCATACAGTCGAGTATTTGGAGTATAAGGGTGAAGACGATACATGGGGCGGAAGTGATAACTACGCACC